GGTGCTGACGACGCCTTGCCCGCCAAGGGCTTGATGGGCGCCGGTGCCGAGGAGGTTCTCTTGGCCGGTGGATTGGAAGCCAGTTTGTCTTCGAGCTTGCCGAGTTCCTTCGCCTGCGAGAGAGGGCTCAGTTGGGAGATGCGCTTGGCTTCCGCGGGGTTCTGGCCGAGGTAATAGATGATCTCGGGACCAACATCGCTTTCGCGAATGGTCGCGGCCATCGGATCGGTGATCGGCAGCGTCGGGTTGTAGGCGACTTGATCGAAGTCGTCGTACTTCTCCCGTGCTGTCTCTTCGCGATCGTGATAGGCCTCGACTACCTTGGCGACTGCCTTCGCTTGCTCCCGCTGGTTTGCGATCCGCTCGGCCAGAACCATGACATCGGGTTCTTCACCGGGGGCGGGCTGCTCACCTGCGGCGGGCGCTTGCGGTGCCGGTGCTGCCTTGGCCGCTTGCTCCCGTTCCCATTTGCGCTGCTCACGCGCAAGCCGCTTGCTGATGGCCGCGTCGAGTTCCTCCTGAGTGAAGGTCTTCGGCGGTTCAGCAGGCTTTGCTTCCGGCTCATTCGATACATCAGCCGCCGGGGTCGCCGTGACCTCGGTTGCCGGCGCGGGTACAACCTCCGCTACTACTTCCGTTGCGACTACTTGTTCATCGGCCATTTCATTGCCCCATCAAGGCACCTGGTGAGCGCACCAGTACGTTTAGTTCGCTGTAACGCCGTTGATCGTTTTGATGCTCGCCGCAGCGAGCCCATTAATCGTCTTGACCGAGGCCCAAGCAAGGCCATCGCGGGTCTTGATGCTACCCGCTGCCGTTGTCGGATAGATGAAATACTTGGTGGTCGTTAATGGCGCGAGAATCTGCCACGGGCATTCGTTCAGCGCGCGGAATGCCGACTCTGACAACTTCTTGTTGAACCCCGCCACAAAAAACAGGGAACCGTTCAAATAGGTCACAGCGTCAAACCGCTTCCCGATGTACATCGGCTCACGCAGCGTCGTCGCAGCCCCGGTCCCGGTGCCGGTTCCTGCATCGGCCGCAAGGATAAGGAACCTAGGATCGCCTTCATCGTATGAGTAAAATGTTGGTGCTTCCTCGATGACGTTGCCCGCCGATACCCCGACAAATCCGCGACTGCCCGCTGCAATACGGTCGGCCGTGCCGCTCGGTTTGAAGTATTTGTATGCGGACGCGTTTGCGCGAAACAGATACAGGAACGCATCATTGGCGCTGACGCCCATGCGAAAGTCAAAGGGCGTGTTGAAATTGCTCGTAATCTTGCCGGCAGAGATGATCTGCGAGTAATTGTTGAGCGATGTCGGAGCCACCCCTGCCGCGATGCTCATCTCGCCGAGCATTTCCGCCGACGGGATATTGGTGAACGAGGCCAGCGTATTGCTGAACGCGCCCCCGGTCGTAGCGAGATTTCGATAGAGGCCGCGTCCTTGCGTAGAGCCATCCGACGCCGCAGGCATTCTACTTACTGCGTCGTACCACGCGCTTCCAGTCTTGTAATAGAAGAACGTGCAGTCCGCACCGATCCCCTTGCGGTCAATTCGCGTGAAGAACTGCGGCTGCTGCCGCCACCGTTGAGGTAGAAAGAACGGCATTTAGGTCAGCGTGTAAGTGATGCCATTGAAGGACCAGATACCGGATTGCGATGCGGCCAACGCCCCGGTGTGATTGTGTGCGACGAACAAGCCCCAAAATTTCGGCATCGCTCCAAACAATTGTGCAACGCTGAACGGCATGAAGTAATAGACCAACGAACCCGTTGCGGCAGTCACCGCCGGGGCGGCAGCGAGTTTCAGACTATTGAGAACCCAAGTACCGGACAGCGTTTCCGCGGAGTCGGTGCCATCAAGCACATCAATCGGAGTGGTGCCGAGCGAGGTATCGGCACCCCAGACCCAGACACCGATGTACTGTCCAATCGTCGGCGCCGTGCTTCCACCCGTGATCCCGTCGCAGGTAACCAGCACATCGTCGTAGCGCGTGCTGGTATTGTCGATCTGGGTGCTTTCGCGACCCGCCACAAAGGTCGAGGACGTTCCCAGCGACGAAACGTCGAACGTGATTGCCGTATTGGCAGAATAGTTAATCATCAGTTGCTCCGTGCGATCTGGACGTCAGACGAGGAGATGTTACCAACGTAACCCATTGTTGCAGGGGAGGCATCGGAACCAGTACCGCTCGCCAGGATCTTCTCGCCCAGCAGCGCGGAGCGTTTCCACAGTACGAGCAGATTGGCGCGTGTGTTAGTGCCCCCAGCCCCCGACCAAATGTCGTTGAACATCGAGCGCACGTCGGCCAGGGCCGCGTTGTACCCTTGCGCGAGATACTGAGCAATGGTCTGCAATCGCGTCTGGTTTGCCGTCGTCAGACCGGCGAGTTCGGTGCCGTTAAACGCCTCACCCGTTGAGGCAATGCTGACCGAGTTCTTCCAGACGATATAGGCTGGGACCACCACGACATTCATCTTCTGAGCGCACATGTCGTAGTTCCCGTCCGATGTGTTCGGGTATGCGTTTAGCGTCGGGTCCGCGAGGATCGCAGCTTTCAGGGTTGCATATTGTGCCGAGGTCAGCGCCATGTGTTTACTCCAAGTAGAGAGGACGACTTGTGCGGTTCGACTTTGATCGTCCCGGTCTGAAACGTCGCGGCCACGCCCTTGCCCATCCTGTTATCAGACATGCGTCATTATGTCGCGGCTCGGGGCAAAATAGATCCGATCCGCATGAGTAGCGAAGCCAAGCACCTGAATCACATCGTCAGTTGCACTCGGTTGAGTCTGCGTGGCGCTGCCCGCCGTTGCCGACAGGTAAAGCGTCCCACCAACCGTCCAGTTGAACCGTGTGTCGTCACGGTAGATGCCGTGAAGCAAGACAAGATGTGATCCACTTGATGCTGTCTCCAGCGCAAGCCCCACCGCCGGATAGAGGCCCGCCGCATTGGCGTCAGCCTTCCACACCGCGCCATCGCTCTTGATATAAACGATGTCGCCGGGGACAAGCGACTCACCGTAGGTCATGGCGACTGTGATGCCGCTGTAGCCGAGGTCGGCGGGCGCGGCGGTCACTTGGTACGCGCCACCCGAGAACGTCGTCGCCGCAACACTGGTTGCGGTGGCTACACCGAGTGTCGGGGTGACCAATGTCGGCGTATTGGCAAACACCGCTGCACCACTGCCTGTTTCATCAGTCAGGGCAGCGGCGAGATTGGCCGACGACGGCGTGGCGAGGAATGTGGCGACATTGGTGCCAAGGCCCGATACGCCAGTCGAGATGGGTAAACCTGTGATGTTCGTTGCTGTACCACCCGATGGCGTGCCCAACGCACCACCGTTGACCACCGGGGCACCTGCAGAGCCGACGTTAACAGCGAGGGCAGTGGCTACACCCGTGCCAAGACCACTTACCCCAGTGGCAATGGGTAGTCCGGTAGCACTGGTCAGCGTCCCGCTGCTTGGAGTGCCAAGCGCACCGCCGTTGACTACTGGGGCACCTGCAGTGCCGACGTTGACCGCGAGTGCGGTCGCCACCCCGGTCCCAAGACCACTGATCCCAGTGGCAATCGGTAGTCCGGTAGCATTGGTGAGCGTTCCGCTACCCGGAGTACCGAGCGCCCCACCGTTGACCACTGGAGCACCGGCAGAGCCCACATTGACCGCCAGTGCAGTCGCTACCCCTGTCCCAAGACCGCTGATCCCAGTCGCAACCGGCAGACCCGTGGTATTGGTGAGCGTTCCGCTGCTCGGAGTGCCCAACGCTCCACCATTGACCACCGGGGCGCCAGTAGACCCGACATTGACCGCGAGCGCCGTCGCAACACCAGTTCCCAGCCCAGTGACCGCGCCGATCGCAGGGGTCGCCAGCAGCCCGAGGCTCGCCGCTGTGACCTTGTTCGATGCGCCGCCGGCGGTTGCCTGGACCTCGAGCTCGTCCGTGGCGAGGGCCGTCTTGCCTACCAGTCCAGCGATGGTGATGTCAGCCATGACCTGTCCTTATGCCGTGACGCGAACGTCGCCCGTCGCCGTGACCCGCCGCACCGCAGTCGCCGTGACCCGTACCGACGCCGGGGTCGGTGGCACCACGGTGCCCGCCTGCTTCCTGAACCCGGCGCTGACGCCGATCGGGATGCCGACGCGAATCGGGGGACCGAAAAAAGTGCCCATTTAGCTGATATTCATCGGCTTCGCATACACCGAGCCACCCGAGGCGACTTGAATCGCGCTCACGCGCCACACGGCACCGGTGCCTTGGGGCACTTTGAACGGGATGATGGTGTTGGCGGGGATCGGGGTCGACGCCGTGGTCGCCGTGACCCCTTCGCCCACCTTCACATAGGCGTCGGTGGTGCAGTAGACCGCGACACCCTGCGGACCCGCCGGCCAACCCGTCGTGACCCCCGCGGTGCTGGTGTAAGTGATGGTTTGGGCCGCGAATTGGGCGTCGTCGAGGGGATTCAGCAGTTCCATGCGGGCCTCACGGGGTCATTGGGGGCTGTTGGGCCATTTGGGGCGCCTGCGGGGGCATTTGCGCCCCATTTGCGCCACTTTGCGCCGTTTCCGGCATCGCCGCAAGCAAATCGCCGCTGGTAATCATCGAATGGATGGTCCCAAGGACGATTTCTTGGATCTGATCGGGACCGATTGAGTCGGCAATGGCGGCGATACGCTTGGTTTCGGCGTCGAAAGCCTTGATTTCAGCCTCGAAGCTCTTGATTTGCACATCCTTGGCCTCGAAGCTGTTGCCGATGTTCTGGAGCATCTGGTGCATCTGCTCCATCTCTTGCCCCATCGCCTGAATCTGCTGCTGCGCGGCCTGCATCTCGGGTGATTGATCGTCGCCTTCGAGCAGTTTCGGGTCGATCATCTTCTGCAGCCGTTTCGCCATGTCCTCGGCGCCCGGCCAGTCCATATTCTTGACGAAAAGGTCGCCAGCGACCTTCCAGAGCTCGGGGTTCCCTTGCAGAATCTGCCCCATCGCCTCCTGCGTTTCCTGCCGCTTGGTGACGTAGGATGGCCCCGTGGTCACCCGGACGTCGTATTTGCCCACGCCGGGGTTGTAGATCTTGGTGATGGCCCCTTGGTCGTCGGTGACCGTGTTCACGGCCGTGTTCTGCGCCGGATTGATCTTGGCGGCGTCCGCGGTGCCATCCTCGTTCATGATCCGCGCCACTCGCTCGGTGTCGTAGACCTTGGGGATGAGGTCGACCAGCTGCCGGGTCACGCAGCGCACGAAGCGGGCGTAGTTGTCGACGTAGTGGTAGGTGCCCACCGCCGCCTGGTGCTCGCGGGCGAGGATGGCCTTGCCCGTGCGCTCGTTTGACGTCTGCCCGAGCGAAGCGTTATATTGACCCGTGGCCGACTTGATGTCGTCTGCGGCCCCCAATTTCGCTTGCAAAAGGCCCGTCGAGGCCATCGGGGGCTGGGCACGCTGCGGCAGCGGCAGCGAATTGCCCGCGCCGTCGGTCACATCCGGGTTGACCTCGAGGTACGGCCAATTCTGCGTGTTGGCCGTCTTCCACTGGTTCTCGTAGCCCTCGAACTGCCCGCCGTAGCCGATGAACGGTGCCTTGGGGGCGAGCGCCAACATCTCGGCCTCTTGCGACACCCAGTAGTTGTACATGCGCTGGGCGTCTTTGGCATTCCTGACGAGCCCCGAGACGTAGAGCTTGCCGTCGATCTCGAACTCGTTGCCGATCAGGCGCACCACCGGAATCCACTTACCGGCCCAGTCCTGCTCCTCCAGCGGCTCGAAGCCGTTGGTCTTCATCCACTTGATGGTGCAGACCTGCACCTCGCGCTGCTTGATCGGCAGCAGGCCCATGCTGCGGATCTGCTTGTCCTTGGGCGAGCCCTCATAGGCCGTCATGTTGCCGGTGTAGAGGTTCAACGTCTGCGCCTTGTACTCCTTGTAGAAGTATTCGGCGATGCGGATGGTGTCCTCGCCCAGCCACGCATTGAGCGAGGAGTCGCCGCTGCCTTGGGCCTGCAGCGCCGAGATCGGCTGCGCGTCGGGGTAGTCGCGCTCGTAGACCTCCTTTAACACATCCTCGGTGATGAAGCACCACTCGGCATCCTGCCCGCAGGGGTCTTGGATCGTCGGGTCCATGTAGACCGAGAAGCTGTTCCTGATGCGCCCGATCTTGATGTCTTGGTCGAACGAGTCGTCGGCGCAGTACTCGGTGAGCACCCGAGCGTAGCCCTCGCCGTAGGTGACCTGGTTGTCGCAGGCGGTGGCATAGGCGACGTCGGCGTCCGAGATGTACTCGATGTAGCGCACCATGCCGTCGTAGACCTCAGCCACCTCGACGTCGGCGTCCTCGCTGGCGGGGATCACCTTGCCACTCGGCTGGTTCTGGCGCTGCTCGTTGGTGACCTGATGGATGTGCTCGGGCAGCTTGTTGATGGTCAAGCACGGCCGGGCGTTGATGGTCTGCCCCTGCACCGCGCCGCGGGTGGACAGCACATCGGAGGGCCAGTGAAATTGGTTGTCTGGGGAACCGGCCGCGAAGCGCAGGTCGTCGAGCTCGTCGTCGCGGCTGTCGGAAAGGGCATCCTGCGCCACCTGCAGCCGGTGGCGCAGCAGTTCCATCCTTTTTTCGAGGGGTGGGACGGCCATTACTTCTTCCCTATCCGTGAAGCAGCATCGATCACATCCTGCTCCATCACGTCATGCATTCGTTTTTCAGCAGTAAGGGCACTTTCGACCGAGTCGTAGACCGGGAACTTGATGCCCGATCTAATGGCAAAATTCATCGCCTGATCAACTGGTCTGACCGTACCCTCCCAGTATGTCGGCAGAATCATGGCACCCTTGCCTGTATCGACCACACTCCCCATGAAGGTGGTGACCGCCCCATCAGGATGACGCAACCCAGTGTTACCAACCAAGTGCCTGCGGTGATAGTTCAGTGCTGCCTGCTCTTCAGGCGAGAAATGCGAGATATCACTGAAAATGGCAGCATCGGCCATTACTTCTTCTTGCCCTGCGCCCTGCGCTGCACGGAGTACGCGATCGCCGCGGCCTGCTTGGGCGGCTTGCCGGCCCGCACCTCCGCGGCGATGTTCTTTTTGAACGCCGCTGGCGACTTCGACTTGACGAGAGGCACGGTCGTGCTCCTAATGGGACATCCACCCGGCGCTGGTCGCAGCGCCCCCCTCGGAAGCGTAGACCCGCTTTGGCGTCCTGTCAACGCGCTCCTCGCGATGGGCGACCGGATGGGCAAAAGTCAGGGCCAGCGCGTCACCGTCGTCGGGCGAGGGCAGTCCGCGCTTCCTCATGTCCTCCTTGCTCTCCAGTTGGATCGCCCCATTCGAGGTGGGTTTGCGCTTCGGCCCGGTCAGGTCCGACTTCACGCGCCGGTCCTGCTCCAGACTCGCGGTGGGCAGCCACTCCTTCACCGCGCCCCAGATCTCGGCGCGCTTGTTGGCGTACATCCTTGGGTTCTTCGCCTTCCAGCCGAAGTTCACCCCGCGCACCTGCTTATACTTCTGCTCCTTCAGGCGGTCGACCACGCCGGCGCCGAGCCCGCCCTCGTCGATGTTGACCAGCACCGGGTTGTGCTCCTCGATCGCCTCGATGACGTAGCCGACGTTCTCCATCGTGTCGGCCCCCTGCACCCGCTTGATGCGCCGGGCGTCGCGCCCTTGACGCAGCCAAATAGTCATGTAGTCGATGCCGCTGCGGGCAGGGTCCACCCCGAGGATCTTCGGCGCGGTGGGGTCACGCCAGCGCGGCCGCTCCATCGCCGCGTCGACCAGATGATGGGGGATGAACTGCCCGTCGCCCTCGGTCGGGAACTCGCCGTACACCTCGACCCGCGCCTCAAAGCTGTCCTCGCCGTACTCGGCCAAGATCTTCTCGTAGAACGCGGTGTCGGTGCCCTCGACCGTGCGGGCGTCGATCTGCTCAGTGCTCCAGAAGTCGCGCTTGGCGTGGAAGCACTCGAAGAAGTAGCCTGAGTTGCGCCGCGGGTTGGAAAACGCGAACCAGAACCGATCGGCGATTTTCTCGGTAAAGAACCCGCTCGCCACGCTCCAGATCGAGTCGGGGATGCCCGACGCCTCGTCGAAGATGACCATCATGCCGTCGTGATTGTGGTTGCCGGCGTAGCCGTCCGGGTTCTCCTCGCTCCACAGCTTCCCCTCCGCGGCCCAGTAGCGCGTGCCCTTCTTCAAGTCGCGCTCGACCAACTCGGTCAACCACCCGGCCGGCGTCAGTTTGGTGGCGCTGATGTCCCACCAGTGGGCGTTGATGATCATCGTGCTCCACTTCGCCAGTTCACCCCAAGTCACGGTGCGCAACTGGTTCTCGGTGTTCGCACTCACAATCACGCTACTGCCGATGCGCGTGGTCAGCATCCACAGGATCAGCCACGCCACCAGCGCGCTCTTCCCGGGACCGCGCCCGCTGGCCACCGCCTTCTGCAGCACGGTCATCAGGTCGACGTCCTTGTTCTTCCTGACGTGCGTGGTCACCTCGCGCAGCACGCGGCGCTGCCACGCCCGCGGCCCCTTGTGGTGTTCGAGTGGCGTACCGACTTCCGACCACGGGAACGCGAACAGGACGAAGCTCTCGGGGTCGTCCTTCAACTGAGGCGACCACAACTGACTCATTAAGGTTTGTTCGTCAGCTGGTGATCCAGCGATGGTCTTAGCCATCAGTCGCATTCCGGCGCAAGCGGATGGAATATTCTTGCCGCTACCCGATAACACTCTCCCGCTTCAGCGGCAGTAGGGAAGGTGCCAAGGTAGTGTTTGTTTCCACCCACACGAATATGGGCGTACCAAAGACCGAAACGCTTGTCCAATCTCACCCCCTTGTGCCCCGACGTGTTGTTCTTTTTCTTCAGAGTGTTCTGAGCGTTCTCAGTGTTGTTCGCTTCGCGCAGATTCACCAATCTGTTATCAACTCTATCGCGATTGATGTGATCAATTTGATCAGCGGGCCACACGCCGTAGGAGTAGAACCACGCAAGCCGGTGTGCGCGGTATCGCTGGCGATCGACCATTATTATCAGGTAGCCGTAATTATCAAGGCTTCCTGCGGTGGTCCCCGCTATTACATGCTTTCGGCCTATCCTCCACACGAACACCCCGGTGTCGGGATCGTAGTGCAACACTTCGAGCAGCCGGGCGTGCGTTACAATTGATGCAGCCATGATCGTCTCCTATCGACGGTGGTGGTCAGAGGCCGGAGGTCGTTCACGCGATCCTCGGCCTCACTCATTCTACGCTCCCCTCAATCAGTTTGGTCTGCTCGTGCTCGATCAGTCGGCCGTTCGCCGCCGCCAGCGCCGCGACGATTGAAATGTTCTGGTTGATCTCGATCTGCTGCGTGGTCGCGTAGCGGCGCTTGTTGACGATGGCCGAGTGCCACTTCACCTTGTCGAAGTTCAACCGGGCGAGGTTGACCTCCTCGGGGATGATGCTCTGTGAGCCATCCATGTCCATGACCTTGGCGACGATGAACTCGTTGCCGAGCTCCTGCGCCTCGTAATACCTTTGTTTACGTTCCGGGTCGCGCATGATCCACGCGAGCAGGCGCCCGTAGTCGAGCTCGATCGGGTACTCGCGCACCGCGCTGGCGAGGAACAACCCCTCGCTCATCTTGCCGAGGATGAAGTCGAGTGCAATCTCGAATTGTGTACGTTCGAGTTCGCGCTCGGGCTTGCTGCGCCGTTGTGACTCAGGTGGAGATGGTGCCAGCCAATCGGGGAGCGTTGCGTCCATAGCGCAAGCGTGGGTGTGCTGCGTCACTTTGTCAAGGGCACCAGTGGAGCATCGAGAGTCTGTGAAAAAAATAAAAAATTGTTCGTGGGTCCACCGTGACACTCACCGGCCCGCGAAGGCCCTGACCCCCGGCCTCGGGCGGCGCTGCGCCGCGGTAGGCACGGGCGCCAGGTCAGTGGGCACTCACACACATAGCCAGCGCATCATGCGCCAATGGATCAGGCAGAGCAACTGCGCCAGTGGATCAGCTGCACCAGATACACTCAACAGCGCAAGGCACGATCCAGTGGCGCAGAATTAGGTGTACCATTGGAGTAAGACGACTACCTGCACCAGATTCACTACGCAGGAAGACGTCTCACAGACTCTCTTTTTCATACGATTCGTCCGATTTTCCAAAACCTGTTATGTATGTTGAGAGTAACTCTGGCGCAGCGCATCCGAGCCTAAATGACCAATGGTCAGATAGTTTGGTCCAATGGGCTTGACAAGGCGTAACCATTGGCCTATATTTGAATCGTAGTAACCCGTAACGTCAACCCAATGGAGCACACAATGAACTTCAAGCATGCATCGTTTGGCACAGTCTCACACGGCACACTTCGCACTGAGGATTTGCTCGACAGTTTCGCAGCTGAACTCGAATGGCAAGTGACGCGCAACGCCGATTATTTCCAACAGGATGACGCCATGCGAACTCAGCGCGATCGTCTGCTCTGCATCGTCAACGACGCACGGGAGTGCGATCCTGATAGCGAGGATGCCGATTACATCCTGAACGAGAAGCTAATCGACGCACTGCAGGAGTTCGCGCCAGCGTATGCATACTTCGGCGCACATCCTGGCGATGGTTCGGACTTCGGATTCTGGCTATCCGAGAATATGCAAGAGGACTTCGATGGACTCAAGGTTAGCGACACTTCGGAAGTGCCGTCCGACTACTGCGGCGAAGTGCTGTGCGTCAATGACCACGGCAACATGACGCTGTACAACGCGATCGACGGCACGCTAATAGAAGTGTGGTCTGTGGTCTAGCGAGAGCCCCGAGGATTGCGCCCGTGAATCGGGCGCATTCTCCGGCGCCTTTGCTCCGGCCTGTAACCACGTTATGAGGTAATCGAGATGACAACGAAACGTGCAGCTGACGCACTGCGCAGTGCCGGCATTCCCGATACGCCTAGCGCGCTCCGTGCGCTGGTGATCTACGCCGCACAGAATCCTGGGTTTGAATGGGCGAACTACTGGACCGGCGATCGTGCGCAATCCATGCGCCTGTATCGTTCGGACTACGCGCAGGCGTCGAAGGGTTGGCGCGACGTGCGCACGAATGCGCGTATCTGCGCCAGTGTCGGCGTGACCGATGCCGACATCATCGAAGCGTGCGGCAATGGGCGCGTGCAGGTCAAGGTTCCCGATGCAACCTGGAACTGCTATTCGGTCGAATACTGCACCGGGCAATACTTCCCCGTTGAATACCGCCGTGCAATCGCACGAGTGCTCGATGATGCGGCCACGATCGCGTTTGCCCGAACAAAGGCCTGGGTTGCCGCCTAACCGCTATCCGCAAGGTAATGGGCTCCAGTGGCCCATTGCCGTGCGCCGGCCGGCGTGCGACAATCGTAAACGTTAACGTGATTGGGAGAATGAGATTATGAATATCAGAATCCAATTCGAGATTATCGGCGCATCGAGCGAAGAGGGCGGCGACGACGGCGCGGTTAACCTGTATACGCCGCTCTACGGTAAAGAGTTCATTGGAACTTTTAAAGACGATGGCGCCGCAATCAGCTTTTGTGTGGGGACGTGCAACGACAACGAATCGGCAATCGTTGATCTGAACCATGATGGCCTTACGCGCATCCGCATCGTCGATGCCGAATCGGTCAAGGGGTAACCAATGACCGCACACACTCGCACACTCGCAGGCGCCTGGATCATCAACAAGATCCTGCGCCAGCAGGCCACGGTCGGCACGCTGCAGGCGGCGCGAAATTGCCGCAAGCAGGGCTTGCCGCTCGCCATCGCGCTCGCCATCCTTACCGGGAGAACTGAACAATGAAACGCAGACCGCGCCGATTCGTTCGCAAGGCGTCGTGCTATCCGAAACCGCAGACTTGGACCACGACGGCCGAGTATGTCGCCCGATTCGAGCATCTGAACCATCTCAAGCCAGCGCCACTGGTGTTCAAGGCGGCGTGATGCTCCACCTGTTCCTGTTCCTGCTGATAGTCGCCCTCGTGCTCGCGCTCGACCTTTGACCAACGGGCCCGCCAGACCGCTCAAACGGCCGCTGGCGGGCCGCTAACCTATGGGAAGCTACCCTATGCCCAATAATCGCATTGCCGCGCTTAAAGCGCGTTTAAACCTGTCGCCGGCCGAGCTCGCGCACTATCTGGGCGTGGCCCGGCCGACCGCGGACAAGTGGCTCGCGGGCCAGCGGCGTCCGCCAGCCATCGCCATGCGCCTGCTTGACGTGCTCGCGCTCGTGGAGATGGCCCTGCCTGATGTTCACGATTCGCTCATGAAGAGGACCAAATGAAGATCTGGAATGAACCCGAGCTCCAAACGGCGGCATCGTATGGTGACCTCGCCGTGCTGGTGATCTGCCTTGCCGTGATCGTTGCAACCGCGTGCGGGTGGCTCAAATGACCCGCCCTTGGTACCACGGCGCCGACGACGGTGACCTGCAGGCCGCTGATGAACGCGAACTGACCGAGCTCACGCGAGAGGAGCGTATGGCGCGCTACCACGAGCTCTCGACCGTGGAGCTCATCGAGATCATCGAGCAAGCCATCGAGAGTGTAGACGGGCTGCGCCACGAGGTCGAAGTGCTGAAGCGTGAACTGGGGGGAGTGCTATGAACAGCCTCACGCGCACCATCAAGCAAGCCCTGCACCTAACGGACTGCCTGAACCGCGAACTGTGCGTCCGGTACAACGAATGGGCAGTCCTGCGGGCCAAGGGGCACCTCGCCGACGCCCTCGCCGCACGGGACCGCTGCCGCGCTGCCGTGGCGATCGCCGGCCACGTCGAGCCGGCCGAGGTGCCGCGTTACCTGAGCAAGGGGGAGCCATGACCGGCACCCATCGTCACGGCGCCGCGCTCATGCGGGAGCACCAAGGTAAAATCCAAAGATGCTGTTTGGACTGCGCCAAGTGGCTTCCCCTCTCAGCCTACAGCTGCCGCGCCTCACGCGGCACGCAGGGCCGGAACTCGCGCTGCCGGGAGTGCGACAAACTCCACGCCGCCAAGCGCAGGGCCGCGCTGGGGCCGCAGACCAAGACCGTGCGCCAGGCGTCGCCGTGCCTGCTGCAGGAGCTCTGGCGCGGGGTGCGGGAGGACTAGGGCGTGTACCCGTGGGCGAACTTGGTTCGCCCGTGCGGGTTCGCCTTGTATATCTCGTCGAGCTGCCGCTGCCTAGCGGCGATCCTCTCCTGCCTGTCCGCGGCGAACTTGACCATCAGCACCGGGTTGATCGCCCACGTCGCAATGTGCTGGTGCTCGCGCTGCCCGTCGTCCGTTCGCGCTACCCACCCGGCCTGCTCGATGACGCGCATCGCGCCGAGGATCAACTGGTCGATGGCATAGGCACCGTGGACGCCGGCAGCACCGGTCTGCCGGTGCGATGCCCGCTTGATCTCGGACAATGTAACGCTCGCCTCGTCGGCATGGATGATGATCCAGTTCTGCAGCCACTGGTCGAGTGACGTCTCGCCGCCGATCTCGCCTAGTGAGTAGCGTAGGGCAGGGATCACATAGCCGCGCATGATCGCCACGGCTCGCGTCATCACGTCGGCGCTGACCACGGTGCTGAAGGGGCACTCGATGAGGTGCAGGACGAGCGCCAGTCGGCCGCAGGTGCCCTCGACCTTGCCCAGCGCCTCGCGGTAGCAGTCGGCACTCATCAAGAGCCGCTCGTCGCGCCGGCGCTGGTCGTACCAGCCTTGGAACTCGCGGAACACCAGATAGGCGTCGGGGGCCAGCGTGTAGGTCTGCGCCGGCAGCGCGTAGACGGTACGCAGCAGCAGGGACCACTCGACCTCGTTGGTCTGCTCCACCGGCATAGGCTCGCTCTGCCTGGTCAGCGCACCGTCGAGCACCCCGGGGATGAACCGCTGCAGTAGGCCGTCGATCGACATGCCCTCGAAGTGCTCTCTGTAGACCCGCGGCTGGATGTTGCCGAACACCGAGACATTGAACGGGTCCGCGATGATGGTGCCCGAACCTACCCGGTCCATCTCGTAACGCTCCCCGTTGTAACTACGGGTCCACGCGGCCCGGTCTTCACCCGATCGTGGATCGCAGATCTTGCGTGCCCATCCGCTCATCTCGTCGAGATTGCACAGCACCCCTTCGGGGCGCTCTGCCGCGTGGCGCACCAGCTTCTGCGATGTGATGTCCTGCACCGTCAAGCGCAGCGGCACTGGCGCCGGGGCGCACTCACCGATCTCCTCGTGCTCCCCGCCGAGTGTGGCGTCGGCGCTCTTCGCCCAGTCGAGCACGCTCTTCTTCTTGCCCGCCCAGATCGCCTGCTGCACCTCCCACGCTTCCATCGCCTTGGCGAACCGGGGCCGGTCCTCGCGCTCGATCTCGGCCAGTTCCGCGAGCATGGGCTTCGCTCCCGGGGTCTTCTTGTCTGCCGGGTCACCGATGGTCATCAGCCACAGCACCGGACTGACCTCGTAGCCGTGGACGATACGCAGCCGCGAGCGCGAGTCGGCGCAGGCGCACACGGCAGCGAGGCCGGCGAACAGGGGGACGAGGGGATCGCAGCCGATCGACTGCGCGACCTCCCGGCAGCGGCGCGACAACACCGGGGGGAATTGATCCAGGTCAATCTTCGGTGCGACGGGGCGCAGCGAGATGGCGACGTTCTGCGGCGCGTCGATGGGACCGAACAGGGCCGCGGCGTCGGGTGCCGGGCGCTGCCAGCCGTGGTCGCTGGCGATCTTGAACAGCGTGCCCATGCCCACGCTGGTGGCCTTGTCATCGCGGAACGAGCGCCACTGCGCCGCGATCTGCCGGTCGCCCGGATACTTTTGCCCCCGTTGGCTCCACTCCTGCCATACTTGCAGACCACCATCCGGTGACTCGCGGTGCAGCGCCATGCCCACCGCGATCCACTCGTCGCGGGAGCAGTCGGCGTCGATCGCGTTCACCGCGGAGCGCACCTCGTTCCAGTCCACGGTGCCGGTGAGTGGTGCCGACGGCGGCGCGGGCTCGTTCAGCATCGACTGCCACAACTCGAGCAGCGCCGGCGGCAGCAGGGGCAGGTGCTGCCAGTCGCCGCGGCCTGCCCACCTGTAGGGTTGACCGGTGCCGGGGTGGATGCTTGGGGGGATGACGTCCTGCACCGTGAGCCCGTCAGCCGTGGCGCACCTAAGTTCATACGCCGTGCCCACTTTTCGACTCGGTAGCCGGATGCCGAACGGCATGGCGAAGATGAGCTTGCCGTGTCCCGGGTTGCCCGACTCGATCGCCACGGCATCCGGTGCAGCGAACAGCGCGTCGAGATCAGGGAGTAGAATCTTCGCGGCGGCGTAGTCGTCCACGTCGAGCGCCATCGTGCTCGAGTAGGCATGGGCTAACCCGATGCCCCACCCGGGCGGCAGATCGGCCTGCGATTTGAGCGCCGCCTCGGGCCTGTTCCATCCTACGGTGCGCGGCCCCTTGACGCCCGGGGGAATGGGCACCAGTGACCACCCGGCACGGATATAGGCGTCCACCGATGCGGGGTGTGGTTCCACGGTTTGCAGGACTGCGGCCATTGTTATTTTCCGAAAGTTGTTGACACCCGTTGAACGTCCGTGTACTTTACGGCTAACAGGTCAACAACGCAAGAGGTAAATAAATGACTCCCCTTCTGGACGCTACGATTTCGGTGCGAGTGAGCAGCAAGGCTCGCGCCGCCTTCATTCGCAAGGCCAGTCAGTACGGGAAACCGTCCGACTTGCTGCGCGAAATCATCGACGCTTACAACGAGCGTCGGCTAACTGTAACCCCCAAACCCCGTAAGGATCTCAAATGAGCATCGAGAAGACCATCACCGACCTGACCAATGCCGTCATCGCGCTGACCGTGGTGCTGCAGAACAAGCAGTCCACCGCACCCGCTGCTCCGGCGCAGCAGCCCGCCGCTCCCATGGTCGCGCTCGCCCCGGCACCGGCGATGCCCCCGCCGCCCGCGTTCGTGATGCCCACGGCCGCACCGGCACCCGTGGCGCCGACCGTCCCGTTCAACGACGCCAAGTCGCTCCTGAACTATGTGATGGAGAGCTACAAGACGCTGGGTCCGGCGAAGGGCGCCAACATCCAGGGCGTGCTGACCAGCCTCGGCGTGGCGAACATCAACGAGGTGACCCCCGACAAGTACGCGGCGCTGTTCGCCGGCGTCGAGCAGCTGAAGGCGGCGTGATGAGCAAGGTATCCGACACCAAGAAGAAGCAGGGCTACGTCAAGGAAGGGCCGACGTGTGCCAATTGTGCCAAGTTCACCTCCGATAAAGAAGTGAACCGGTGGCATTACACCATCGAGCGCAATCTGCGCTGCAGCGTTGGGAATTTCGCGGTGCTGAAGCGCAGTTGGTGCAAGCTCTACGCCCCGAAGGACCAAACATGACCACGCACAACCTTCGTAGCCCGTCGAAGGCCCACCGTTGGACCGTCTGCCCCGGGTCGATTCGCGAAGAGGCGAAGTACCCGGGCGACGACTCCAACCCCGCCAGCATCGACGGCACGCGGACACACACCCTGCTGTCATCGTGCCTGATGATGGGCTTGCCCGAGGCGTCGGGGTTCGTCGACACCGAGGTCAAGGACGAGTATGGCACGTTCACTGTGGACAAGGACCGCGCTGCACGGGTGCAGGTCGCCCTCGACTACATCAGCGAGCGGCGCAAGCTCTACGGCGACTGCGTGGTGCGTACCGAGACGCAGGTGGACCCGGCGTGGCTCATCGGGCGCAAAGACCTGGGCGGCACGGCCGACGTGATCATCGAGGCGCCCGCGGTCCGTGTGCTTGAGGTGATCGACTACAAGGACGGCATGGGCGGCGTTGCGGCCGAGGACAACCCGCAGCTGGAGCTCTACGCCATCGG